AACGGTTTGATGTTGGTCATGCGTCGTCCCTTGGAGCGTAGCTCTGAAGGCGACTTTGAGACTGACAGCATGCGTTACAAGGCCTCTGAGCGTTATGCTACAGGTTGGCACGATCCCCGTAATATGTACGGCACGATCGGTTTGTAATCGCAGACCTAGCCGGAAGTAAAGAACCCGGCACCCTAAACGCCCTACCTGCAAAGGTAGGGCGTTTTTGTTTGTGGATATGGGTAATTCTATGTAAGAGCTATAATCAGCATCGACCCGTAAAGCTCACGGGCGGACGCCATAGAGACGATGCTGTAATCTTTCTATGGAAAGTACATAAAAATGTCAGTAACTTTTAACACCCCTATCCGCGTTTTTAAGCGCAACAACCCCTCTAACGACGGCGTAATCGCCCCTGATAACACAGGCGCGGTGCAGGTTGCACAGCAGGACTACATCGCACCAATTACGGCAACCCGCATTGCTGGTGTAATTCCCGTTTTTCCTGTTGGCACAACCACAGCGGCACCCGCTGTACTCCCCGCTGGCGCGATTGTTAACCACATTTTCTTCATGCAAACTTCAGCGCCTTCCGCGTTGACAGGCGGCGTGATCACTGTGGCCATTGCCGGTGTTGACGTTGGCACTATTACACCAACAACAACCGGCGGCCGTATTGGTATTGCGTTCACTAGCTCTGCCGCAGTGGCCACAGTGTTGAACAACGTCGGTTCTACCGACGCAACCGTCACGTTCACTGCAACAGCTATTACAGCTATTACAGGCACTTTGGCTGGCACGTTTGACATCCAGTACACAGCACGTAACCCTGACGGTTCTATCATTCCCGTTGGTTCTGGCTACACCAACAACTAAGGACTGACATGCGTCAAGTAACAGTTGGAGCGGACGTTCTCGTCCCGATCGATCAGTACCTGACACCGATCAACATTGCTTATGTTGCATCGAGTGGCACGGTACAGGTGTCCTACAGCGACCCTTTTCCATTGAACGCGCAAGGGTACCCTGTACCCACGGCGCCAACAATGACTTGGGTTGCGGCGCCAACCAGCCCGATCAAGGATGACCCCATCCGGGCTATTCGCGTTACTGGTGGCACTACCCCTACACTCACAGTTATCCAAGCTGGAGTTCGATAATGGGTAACGCCTACTACGGCGGCCTTTATTGTGATACGCGCGGACAGTCTGTACTGTCCGTCGCGGTCTGCGATCGTTGTAATCGCAAAATGTCGTACACGCTTCTCAAAGAGGATCCTAACTTTCCCGGTCTCATGGTATGCCCTGACGACTTGGACCAGTTTGATCCATGGCGCCTTGCCGCCATTCAAACCGAGAACATCACCCTCAGGCACCCGAGGCCTGACGTTTCTGTTGCGTTACCGGGGCACAGTCTCCCAATTCCCAACGCGCCAAATAACCCTAATCTGGAATAGTCATGGACTCGCAAGACCTATTTAACGCGGCCATTACGTTGTCCGGTGCCTTTGGAGGTTGGATCTTGAAAACGATCTGGGACGCCATAAAAGATCTCAAATCTGAGATAAAAGAATTAAACCGCGAAGTCAACCAAGACTTCGTGCGCCGCGAAGATTTTAAAGACTCTATGACCGACATTAAAGAGATGTTGAATAAGATCTTTGACAAGTTGGATAACAAGGCGGACAAGTGAGATGGGTAGTTTTAGCACTGATCATTGTTTGTCTATTAGTTGGTGCTGAAGCTAAAGTTGGTTGCCACGTAAGAGAGTTTTACGGGATAGCGTACACCATCCACAACCCGTCAGAACGGCATCAACAGATGTCAATGTGGCTGACAAACAATGTGAAGTTTTGCAGAAGCCAAGATTTGGTGGTGATCTGGAACAACCTGTCCGAGTGGGCGGGGTCTGCGGATTCCGCAGAAATCAGGGCCAAAGTAGTTCATGGGTACAAAGAGGCACTTGAGCGAGAGAAAAAATGATTCAGCTACACAAATGGTACCCGTTTGTGTTTCCCAAAGAGTACGACATTAGGGCAATTGCCGCTGAGACCCGTGCACAACGGTTGGAGTATGAGTACAAGCAGGCTGTGAAAGCCGAAAAGTTGAACGAGGCTGTTGAGGCGTATGAGCTTGAGTTGTACAACAAACGCGCATACCAAACAACTATTGAATTAGAGATATTTTCTAACAAAACATATTTTGACAGATACGTATGACAAAGAGACCAGTACGCAAACCCCAAGTGGAGACAAAGGAAAAGTTGACGCTGTGGGTCACGCTCATGGTAAGCACGACCCTGTGCATTTCGGTATTGGCCATGGTAACCAGCTTTATGCTCGGTCTGTGGGCAAGGGAAGTGGACAACGCAGAAATTTTCAAGATGATTTCACCCGCGTTTTCTACTCTCATCGGCGGCATGATTGGGTTCCTGTCTGGTATCAAGTTGATGCAGAACGAAGACAAAAAACCGAGTTGTAAGGAGTAAGCATGTTAGATATTTTAAGCGGCGGCCTACTAGGCTCCATCTTCGGCGGTATCTTCCGCATGGCACCCGAGGTGCTCAAGTTCTTTGACAAGAAGAATGAGCGCCAGCATGAACTTTTAGGCGCACAGAAACTCGCAGAAATTGGCGCAGTTAGAGAAGCCGCGGTGGACGTGGGTGTCATGGACGCCTTTAACAGCGCCATTCAACAGCAGGCGGACATGGTCAAAGCCGCAGGTGGGTGGGCCGCATCTTTATCCGCATCTGTACGCCCTGTAGTCACGTATTGGGTTCTGTTTATCTGGTCGTTTATTCATGTCTGGTTTGCGTGGAACGCGTGGCTTGCTGGCGCTCTTCCTATCGAAGTCTTTAAGACAATGATGACACCAGACTTCTCGGCATTGCTGGCCGGAACTATTAACTTCTGGTTCCTTGACCGTACACTGGCCAAGCGTGGGTTATGAACCTAGACCTTGCGGCGGCGTTCTGCCGTCAGTTTGAGGGATACAGGGCCAAACCCTACCTGTGCCCTGCCAACGTGGCCACCATAGGGTACGGGTCCACCTACTACGCAGACGGGCGCAAGGTGACCCTAGAAGACGCCCCTATGGACGAGCCAACGGCTAGGGCGCTCTTGATGACAGAGTTGCACCACAACTACCTACCCGGGGTGTTGCGTAACTGCCCCATTTTAGCGGCGGACGAGCGCAGGTGTAACGCCATCGTGGACTTCTGTTACAACCTCGGTATTGGCCGACTCCAAACCTCCACGCTCAAGCGCAAGATCAACGCGCAGGACTGGGAGGGTGCCAAGGAGCAGTTAATGCTCTGGACCAAGGGTGGGGGCAAGGTTTTGCCCGGTTTGGTTAAAAGACGAGTGGCCGAATGCGCTTTACTTTAAGGGCATAACGGCCCTTTTTTATGGGTAATTATCTATAGGAGCGCAAGACTATGGCACGAGAACACGACAAACCTATTGCCCGTAAAACCACGGGAAAAGACAAGACGTACAACCCCACCGATAAAGGCGCGGGAATGACCGCTAAAGGTCGTGCCGAGTACAACGCCAAGAATAATTCAAACTTGAAACCACCCGCGCCAAACCCTAAGACCAAGGCAGACGCGGGCCGTAAAGCAAGTTTTTGTGCAAGGATGGAGGGCGTGGTTGCAAAGTCTAAAGGGCCTGCAGAACGCGCTAAAGCTTCTTTGAAGAGTTGGAACTGCTGATGAAACCCGGACTATACGCAAATATTAACGCAAAACAGGAACGTATAAAAAAGCAAAAAGCCGAAGGGCGTCCTGTTGAAACGATGAGAAAACCCGGCACCAAGGGTGCACCAACCGCGCAAGCTTTCAAAGACTCTGCAAAAACAAAAAGGAAATAACATGGCTTCTAGTTACAAACCCCGCATCGACCACTCGAAAAAGGACTACGAGTCTGAAGGCGCAGACATGGCGCAAGACAAGAAGGTCGTCAAAAAAGCTTTTAAGATGCACGACGAGCAAGCCCACGGTGGCGAGAAGACAGACATGTCCAAGCTCAAAAAGGGTGGCCGCGCTAAGATGACCACAGGATCTGTGCGTAATTTTAAAGCCGGCGGTTTGACTGGTGTGAAGAGCATTGACAAACAACCTAACGCAAAAAGCCCCAAGAAAGTTGCTGAGAAGTACAACAAAGGCGGTATGTGCTAAATGCCCATCAAGTCTAAGTCCCAAGAACGTTTGATGCAGGGGGTGGCTCATTCCCCTGAGTTTGCCAAAAAGGTAGGCATCAAACAATCTGTGGGAAAAGACTTTGTGAAAGCAAGCCCTGCTCAGAAGAAACTTCCAGAGCGCATTAAGAAAAAATAATGGCAAGCAACTACGACAACACCTCTAACACAACTGGTCAAACCACCATATCGGTTGACCAGTTGATTTCGTTTGCCTACAAAGAAGCGGGCAAGCTGTCGGAGGAGTTGACACCGGAGTACATCAACGCGGCGCGTCAGGCGCTGTGGTACATCCTGATCAACCTGTCTAACCGCGGTGTTAACCTGTGGTTGCTTGAGTACATTGTAATGGGCAGTGCGGCCCAACAGCGCGCGTATACACTGCCTGTGGGCACCGTGGACATTCGTGAGGCTAACTACCGCACACTGACAACGCCGTCACCCACAACAGACACAACGTTGGTGTTCAACACATCAACACTGACTGTGTCGCATAGTATTGCGGCCGGCGCGTCTGCAACGGCGTATTTCAGCGGCAACCCACGTTTCTTGAGCGCAGGTTTTTATTGTGAGACAGCAAACAAAACATTGACTGTTGAGTACAGCTACGACAACATCACGTGGGTTACGATTGGCACCGTGAGCAACAGCCCAACAAACAACTGGGGCTACCTGCAAATTGACGGGTCTCCTGCGGCGGGGTACTGGCGTTTCCGTAACACAAGCGCGTCGGCAATTGTTGTCAAGGCCCTGTCGTTGGCCTCTGTCCAACAAGATATTCCCATGGCGCGGATGAACCGCAACGACTACTTCAGTCTGCCTAACAAAGATTTTACAAGCGTGCGCGCGTTGCAGTTCTGGATGGACCGTCAGGTCACGCCGCAGATCAACGTGTGGCCCGTGCCACAGAACGCGTTCCAAGTGTTTCAGTTTATTATTGAGTTGCAACCACAAGACGTTGGTCGTTTGACAAACGAGATTGCTATTCCAGACCGTTGGGTGCCTGCCATCCAAGGCCAGTTGTCACACCGTTTGGCCAAGTTGTTGCCCGGCATTGACCCTACACGAATTCAAATGTTGAAACAAGACGCCGCAGAGGGTTTCGTACTACACCCGATAAGAAGAAATAACTATGGCACAAGCGGGATACACACCAATTCAACTGTACTTCAGTTCTACCGCGTCGGCGGTTCCCCTTTCTGGTAATTTGATTGCCGGCGAGTTGGCACTGAACACCAACGACGGTAAGCTGTATTTTAAAGACAGCACCGGCCTAATTAAAGTTATTGCTGATTCTACAATAGCCGGCGGTAGTTTACCCGGCGGCACTGCGGGCGCCATTCCGTTTCAAAGCGCTCCCAACACAACAACGTTTTTGTCAATTGGTTCTGCGAACTATATTTTGACGTCTTCTGGGTCTGTACCCCAGTACACAAACCCCGCGTCAATAACAGTGGGTCTTGCCAGTAACGCAACCAATTTGTCTGGTGGTACCGCAAACCAAATCGCGTATCAGTCTGGTATTGGGTCTACAACCTTTGCGCCTGCGCCAACGGTTAACGGTTCTGTTTTAGGGTGGAACGGCTCATCATTTAATTGGGTAAGTGCACCTGCGGCAACAACTGCCGCAAACTTATCAGGCGGTTCTGCCGGCGTTGTTCCTTTCCAAACGGCTCCCGGCACCACGTCTTTTACGGCCGTTGGAACCAACAATTATGTTCTTACAAGCGCGGGTACAGGCACCCCCACTTGGAACCAAGTATCTTTAACCGCCAGTGTGTCGGGAATACTACCGATCGTAAACGGCGGAACTGGTCAATCAACTGCTAATGCGGCATTCAACGCGCTTGCACCAAATCAATCAGGTAACGATGGTAAATACCTGAGTACAAACGGTACAAATACTTCTTGGGCTACTGCTGTAACCCAGTCGGACGTGAATCAAACTGCAATCGCATTTTCTCTTATTTTCGGAGGTTAAATCATGGCTTTTAAAGTCGACGTAGTCCAACTCTTATTAACCGATACGCAAATCGCGGCAATGCCCGCCAATGCGGAAGGTTCAGTTCACGGTTTAGTGATTTGTAACAACCAAACATCAGCACGTACATTCACATTGCGTTTGTACGATGCTTCTGAAGGCACTACATCGCTGATCGTCCAAGGCATTACGGTTGCGGCAACTTCCCAGTTTACTTGGACTAAGCCAATTAACCTTCAGCCAAACGATGTTCTGTATGGCTCTGGTGGTGACATTGTTGTCCTTGCTTCAATCTACGAGGGTGTTGCAGTCCCTGCGGCGGTTGGCTTTACTGGTCGTGGTGCATGGAGTGCTATTGCAAACTACGCCCCTAACGATGTTGTCAGCTACAACAACAACTCATACCTCGCCAACATAGCCAACATCAACTCTTTACCCACAGGTACAGACTGGACTTTGCTTGCGGCTCAAGGAACGCCCGGCTCTTTGCCCGGTCTAATTCGCACACCGACAGCCGTTTCGCCATTGACCAGTGGTGGTACTGTATCGCCATCAGGCCCATTGGTTGCCTCTGCCTACGCTCCTTTGTACTCAGCAGACTTGCGTAACTACCGCACGTTTCAGGTTGCAACAACCGCAGACACCACTTTTGCAACCCCTGTGTTTGCTATTAACGTCAACGCTGACTCAACAGACATTAGTCCGGGATTAACGGTGTCAACAGGTTATCGTTGGAGATGTAAAGACGTTGCATTGTCTGGCGCTGAGTCTGATTGGATGACAGTCCAGACGTTCACAACAAACAGTTTGACTGTTTCAACTCCAACAATTACTGTTGAGGGTGGCCCAAGCACCGTTGGTCGTTCACCGTTGCTCACTGGTTCTGCTTATGTAACTACGCCTGACCCAAGTGCTACACACTTAAGCACAAACTGGGAAGTACGCAAGACATCGGATAACTCGCTGGTTTTTTCTAGCTACAACAACACTGTTAACTTGACCTCGATTACAGTTCCTTACGATGTGTTGGCTGTATCGACCTCTTACGCTTTCCGCGCACAGTACAACAGTACCGTGTACGGCTCTAGTGCTTACGGTTCTACAACCGCCTCAACAGCGTCTACGTTCCCTAACACGGTGTATTCACCAGCAACACTTCTTACTGAGAATATATACCTCACAACTCAACAAAAAACCACATCAAGCATTTCAGACGATTCGTTTGTGATGGCGTATGCTGAAGTTCCAGCCACTAGTAACATCAATATAAGCGCCACGTTAAAGTTATCAGTTTGGAACAGAGTTGGCGGCGTGTTTGTAGAAAGCGTAGCCAATATTGTCACCGCCGCAACTGATATGGCTAATCAAGTTAGTTGCTATGACGTTGAGATGTTGACACCCTCACTTGGCGTTGTGACATGGAGAACGTACTTTGCAGGAACTGGTTCTGGAATTATTTACGTTCGTCCTTTTACTGTTGCGGGCAACGTCATCACACTTGCCGCCGCTACAGCGGCAGACACTGTTACAACCACAGCAAGACAACGATACCCTAAAGTTACCAGAATCAATAATGACTTAGCTGTATTGAGTTTTTTTGGTGGTGCTGAGGCACTTCAGCCACAAGGTCGAGGTATTAAATTTGTTGGTACAAGCATAACGATATCAGGGGCGTCAAACTTGGGACAAGCATCGGTAACTGGAGGGGCTATTTCACCAATACCAGTCGAGGTTAAACGAGTCACCAACACTTCACTTATATTTGCTAGTTGGTTTTCTGAACCTAGTGGCCCTACGTATAACCAAAGGGTCGGTGGCGCTGTTGTGGATCCCACTACAGCGGTAATAACTCCGGGTGCTTTAGTTACTTTTAGTACGGGTATTGTGGACGGTAGTAGCATATTTAAAATTGCTGTACTTACTCCAACGTTAGCTGTGTTTGGTTGTATGAATACATATAACCAGATTATTATCAGTGGCGGTGGCACAACTGTTACCTTGGGTACTGGCGGGGCAATTACAACGTCTACTGACCCTTGGTATTCCAACAGCAACTACGAATTCACTCCAATTACTGCTACAACGGCTTTGGCGTTTTTCCAAACCACCGCTCGTATTATTACCGTTACTGCAACTACGTCACAAGGTATTTCTCAGACACTTCAGCCTCAAACATCTACTACCACGACACTGGTAAGAATATCGGACACTGCTGGCCCTATTTCACGTTTTGAGCAGTGGTCGCAAATCGATACAACCACGTTTAATACAATGATTAGTCTTTTTGCTGGTGGGTTAACTTCCGCCGCAATTACTAACTTGCAAGATCA